TAAGTCGTCTTCGATGGGTTTGAATTGGCGATGGCCGACTCCCAGGGCATGAAGCCATAGCCTTCACTCGATCTGCACGAGAATCTCAGCGGAAACCCTCACATTAAACCCGCGGGTTCTGCCCACGACGAGCCCATTGCTGCCCCGTCAGGAATGTTATTTGCACCCGCACCGAGTAACAAGTTCGGCCCATCTGAAGAAGGGGCAAGGGAATGAGACCGAAATTTCTTCCTACGATGCCACCGGATATAGAGACCGGCTTGCGCGTCTGATGTTACAACGCGCGAATATCATGCATCTGGTTGACCTGAAACGCGGGGGGTACTCCCCGCGTCGCACAGAAATGCGGATCGGCCGCCGCCAGCAGGCAAGCGTCGAAACCATCGGTGCCACCGGCGTCCGGCAGACTGTGAAGCTGAAAGAACCTTCGCTTTTGGCTTAACAAGTTCTAAATGGCAAAGCTACAATTCCGGCGGGCTTGTCACCATCGCGCAATGAAGCCGCCACCTTTTGCCAATTGTGGGATTGCTTTTTGGTGACGCCGAGGTCTTCAAGATCGCAAAGTTCCGCGTTGGAACCTTGTTCTCTTTGATCACCGCCGCGACCGAGGTTTTTCTCGGCGTTCAGGCGGGCGAGGGCGGCCATCTCCCGCTCCCGAGCAGTGGGGGGCTGCCGGAGCCGCCCACAAGGCTGCCTGACGCCAGATTTGCGGGGCCTGCCACGGCGTGCCATGGGTCATCGCCACCACTTGCAGTGCCACGCTTAAGCTAATAAATCGCCAAATTTCGATTTCGTCTCAGGACCGATTCCGGCCGAAATCTTCGTGCGGGCAGCGGGCGAAAAGCCAAATTCCGCGGCAAAGCGGAGCATGTCGTCGGCCGAGAGACGAGCGATTTTGAGCATAGGGTTTACGATCGGCGATCCCGTGGTGCTGGTGATTGTAAACCCCTTTGTGTGCGGGTTCTCGGCGGCCATTTTGGCCAGGATGCGCTCGGCCGCGACCCAGCGGCTGTAGCTCGCGCAATACGCGGCCAGCGGACCGAGATCGAGAACAGTCAGCAATCTGAGCCGGAGCAGCTCGGGGGCGACCCTTTTCCACTCCGTCTTGGCCTCTGAGCTCAGGAAATCCGGCGGCTCCGGCGGCTTGCTCAGCATGCTCGGCTGTGGCTCCGGCTTGATTTTCCGGCAACCAGGATTGCCGCGGATTAGCTTAAGATAAGTGGGGGTTGGGCGACGTCCCATGATGGTTATCTCCGTTCGTCAAAAGCCATTCCTGGCATATCACAAAAATCACAAGTGGTTTTCCAAATTTTGCAGGCGTTCGTTCATTGGTCCGTGGGCGTTCCGCGGCAGGTCGAAAACTGGTAAAAATACCTGCCCCCCAGCCCTGAACTTGGCCGCGGATGCTCAGGTGTTCAGAGCTATCTTTGCCTTGGGGCATCAAGCGCAAGGGAAGGTTCATTTACTTGAGACCCCGGGGTGCCGATCCACCTTTCCGCTTTGATAATTACCCGGGCGCGGCTTGCCCACTGACTTGCGCCTGTTAAGAATTGGGAACGCAAAGTTTAGGGAGGTGGACCGATTGCCGCGCGGCACCCATTGCACGGCTGAAATCGCCCGGAACCAACTGGCTTGCCGAGAGCTCGAGCATATTTCTAACAGCCGCAGCCACCATCGCCATGTTGTCCGCATCGTGCGGCTGCAACCAGTTGAGACGCACAAGCAAGCTAATCGCTGCCTCCCCGATTTCCACGTTGATGCACCGCTTGTGCTCAATCCGCCTCAGATAATGCCGGCGGTTCCGGGCCGCTCGAGCGGCTCTTGTCGCTTTGGCGAGGTCATGCATGATCACAGACAGCAATCATTCGGCGATACCGGCCATCGGCGACGCCGTTGGTGCGGTGGATCACTGTCACAAGCGTGACATAACGAAAGCCGGGAGGAATGCTTGGCAGCTCTGCAGCGCCAAACTCGCCGGGACAGAATTCGCGAATATATTCATCGGCTTCCGGATGCTCCGCAAACCAAAGCCGATCCGACTCAATAGCCTGCTCAATGTCATTAAACGCCGGAGCGGTCGACCGGGGAATTGATATTGGGTGAGGTTGGGGGACCCTTTTATGTTGTTTCACCCTATTCTTAGAGAGTGTCATCTGCCACTTCTCGCGCATTAGGTTAACAAAGGAAAAAAGTTCACCGAACCTCACCCAGTCGCTCAAACTTGGATCAGTGACCAAAGAGAATATCCGTGCAACTTTCCTGTCGACTGCAGCATCAAATTACCGACCACCTTACCCTGCATTCGCCTCAACCAACGCCCGAGCCGTTCATTGCTGATAGATTGTCCGCTTCGCGATATCGCAACGCTCGACAGTGCCGTATAAAAGTCTCGCACATTAAGGGCGCGATCGATTACTTCTTGAACGGTACATTGGCTGCCAATTTGCAGATGGTCCCTCCACTGCATGATTACAGCGACCAACGCAGCCCGATGTGGATCATTCTCCCGGATTTCGGCAACGGTTTCACACGGATCAATCTCGCCAAGCCACACCAAAGGCGCCCGCACCCGGCGCGACCAATCCTCAAAAGATCCGAAGGGCGCCAGGTTGATCTGCGCCCCAGACACATGCCACGCACGCAGCACCGTCAGTGCGGCCGCAACCAGCTTGCCACGCTCCCCTCGCGCCAAGTCAACGGCGTTGGCGGTAAACGTGCGCAGCTCTGGCCGCTCGCACCGGGCGTCCATTGCGCAAAGCAGGGCCCGGCGGATGATATCGCCGGCGAGCACAAGATTGTTTCCGGTCGCGTACAGCGTGGCGTTAACGGGCGTCTCAGCGTTGCGCGATTGGCCCAGGATCCGGATGTTGAGCTGGCGTTGGGTCAGGGCCTGGCACAAGAAGGTGCCTTCTAAAGTGTGATCGCAGTTATCCAAGCTGATCGCCGTATCCCCGGCTAGCAACGCCGCGCCGAGCCGCTTCTCAAGCTCCTCCTCGTTCCGGCCTTGCGAGATCACCGGCATCAGCCGCCCGGTCGCCAGCATGGCGCAGACGTCCACCAAGAGACTCTTGCCCGTTCCGGCGCTCGGCGACGTGAAAGCGTGCAGCGGGGCCGTGGCCATGGACCTGCGATCGAGCGCAGTCAGGATCGCGGACAACGCGACGGCGCGATCGGCGTCGGTCACAAACGGGAACGTTTGGATCAGCGCGTCGAGCTCGCTGAGCGCCGCTCTTGCGTCGGTCTCGCTTGGTTGCTGGGAGATCGGCGGAAAGGTTTCACCTTCCGGCTTGAACAAGAGTCCGCTCGCCGGATCATAGCCGGGCGTCTCGCAGATCGAGCCATCCTGGCGCAGAAATGGGGTGTGAATCAGCCCGGTCAAAACCGGCAGCTTCCAGCGCCCGCGCTGCGTGAGATAGGTATCGGCAACCTTGTCTGGCGCGTCGATCGGCACCCACGCCCCGGACCGTTTGTCGTATCGCCAAAAACGGGCGGCGCAGGTCAACACACAGACGAGATAGCGCCGCATTACCGGCGTGAGCTGCCAGCCCTGATCCTCGCGATTGTTCGAAACTGCGAACTTCGTCAATACCGGCCGCACGACGAGTCCGCCGCGCTGGTAGATTTCGCCCCCATAGGCCAGGAGCGCGGCCTCGGCTTCGGCGACCACGCGCGGAATCTCGCCCGCCACGACGCGGATCTGCGGCCACGGTGTGCCGGCAGAAGCGCTTCCCACCGCACCCGCTTGCCGCTGCTGTTGCCACTTCTGATGAGAACGTTGTACCTCGATCAGAAGCCGCCCGGCGTATTTGGCCCCGATCCCAGTCGGATGTCCGGCAAGCTCCTTGGTAATTTCCTCCGCGCTCTTTCCCTGTGCTGAGAGATGCCAGACCACGCGCTGGAATTCTTCGGATCGCTCGCCCTGCGGTGCGCCGGCCTCGATCAGGTCGTCGTAATCTGTGACTGGCTCTTGAGGCCCGGCATCGTTGAAATCGAAAATATCCTTGGCCGGTTCGTCTTCGATTTCTTCGACGCTGATTTGCAAGCCGCCCAAAAATTCGCAGGCGCTGGCCGAAGGGCGCCGCGCGCCGTCACAGAAACGGGAATAGAGGGAGTCAAACAGGGCGTCGAATTCCGGCAGCTTGTCAGGTATCGGCAAGCCGGGATATTCCCCCGAAATCTGCAAGCCCGAAACCGTAATGAAGCGGGCGGTGTCGCGGTAGAATTCGACCGCGCAACCCGTCTTTCGGTTCACGTTTATCCGCTTGTGAAGCTCGCTGCCGCGGGCAATCCCGATGATCCGGGCGCCGGTGCCACTGACCGTCCATTCAATGTAACAACCGGCCTCAGCGGCCTCCGCAAACAGTTCTTCGGCCCATTTCAGCACTTGCCCGGTGGCAAAGTCCCGGATGTGATCGAGGTCGATCGCGGCAACTTCGCCGTCCTTCAGCATCAAGCCGATGCCGTCGCAGAGGCCTTGCGAGAAAGCTAGCACCGCATCTTCGTAGCTGCCCCACGTCGAGGGATCGTTGGACTTTGCCGGCTGGTTGTGGAAACGCGGGTTGTAGGGCGGCTTTGTCCACTTGCCTTTGCTGCGCGTCTCCCATTTCCAGATCACCCACCGCTTCAACTTGGTGAGCGGTAACAGCGCGTCCGGCAAATGCGCAAGATCGCCGTTGAAGGTTCTAGGCTTGTGGGTTTCTCCCGATATCGCAGGCGCCGTCGTCATTGTTGTATTCTCCCGCCAAGGCGAATGAAGATGCTCAAAATCCATTTGGCCTGCTTTTCTGACGGCTCGCGCCACATCGTTTGAGCGGCCATGTCGTCGATGAATTCTTTCTCGTTCGGCTTCAGGCGCTCTTGCTGCTTTTGGCAAAACAGCGCGATCGCATTCCAGCGCGGGCGGCCGTCTTCGTCATAGAATTCCGGCGGTCCATGTTGCCTGCGCGCTTCCTCCACACGGCCCTTTTTTATGCCGCAGCCGTAGGCTTCCTTCATGTCCGATTCGCTGAATTTCAGCTCCTCGATTTCGCCGCTCGCGTTCTCAAGCACGGTGGCAATGTCGCTGAAGGTAAGCCTTTCTTCGGCGAGAAGGCTTTTCAATTTCGATAAGGCAACGTGTCCCTCGTTCTCGAATGAGGAGCCAAACATCCGGACCAGCTTGCCGATCCGCTTCGCAGTCGTTTCGTTGAGCGCGTTCATGGCTTCCCTCCGCCGAGAATTTCGCGCCAGACCCAAGCTTTTTGCCTAGCCTGTCCCACAGTGCTAGCCGCGCCGCTCGATGTGTTCGTCCAGCACCTCGCGCGATGGCCGCACATCTTGCAGCGCCAGTCTTCAGGGTTGTCCGTGACGCGCGGCAGTAATTCCCCCGCTTTGGTCGCCTCGATTATTGCGACCGCCTTGTCGGTCATTTCCTGCGCGAGAGCCGCGTTGAACGGGACCGTGAAGTTCAGGCGCTCGCAAGTGTCGGCATTCAACACACAGAAAAGGGCATCGTTGGTGCAATCCAAATAAGCCTGATAAAGCACCGCCTGGCTCGCATAGGATGCGTAAAGCCCGGTGAGCCCGTCGCGCTCGATCGCGCGCCAGCCCTTGGCGTTGAGGCACTTGTGCTCCCAAATGCATGGATATCTGAGGGCCGGAATTCGCGGCCCGGCGGTCAGGATTCCGTCGGCATGACCCTGAAGCAATCCATCGACGGCAGAGAATTCGAGTTGCTCTTTTGGCGCGAATTTAAATCCCGCCGCGATCATGTGTCGCCGGCTAATGTCCTCACCCCAGTGCCCGCGATCGAATATGTCCAGCGTCCGCGTCTGAAACCGCGCGTCGCACAGCCAGTCAAATTGGATTTTTCGCGAGCACTCGCTGCCGATCGAGGAGGCGCCCAAATATTGCCTGACGTTCTCGACCGGAACCCCGATCTGCCCGATCAATTCATTGATCACCTTGTTGACCGGGCGCCCCGACAAGCTGACGCGATTGAAGTCTAGCATGGCAGATCACCATTTCGGCGGCTTCATACGAGTGCCCGGTTGTTGCCGCGCGAGCATGCGGCGGTGATGGTCCCCGGCCTCCCATTGGACTCGATTGATCGCTTGAAATTTCGTCGGGCAGCTTCGGACGTCTGATCCGGTATTGAAGGTCAGCCGATAGCTATCCGGCTGAACCTCGATGCTGTACGAACCGAATTGTGTATGGGCGCGCGTAAGCTTGCTTGGTTCGACGATCTCCCAAATCAGCTCGCCCCAACTCTTGTCGCCGACGGAGTCATTTAGAAAGTATTGCAGCCGGCCAGTCGTAATTCTCATGGTTTGATCTCCTGTCGCTTCAAAAAGGGATAAGGTCGTCAAAGTCTTTTTTCGGCTCGATCTTCTTGACGATTTTGCCAGAGCCTACGTCGCGCGCGGTTCGGGCCTGATCGAGCAGCCGCCACGCGAGCAGCAGGAAGTTCGTCATGACGTTCTTCGACCATGCCGAGAGCGACTGCGACCAGTCGACCCCCGCCGTGGCGGCAAGCTCCGGCAGGATCGAGGTGACAACCGCCACGTCACAGGGATCGGGATTGCGGCCCGTGGAGAGTATCGCCTGCTCGATGGCGCCCCCCTCGCTGATCGCTTGTTCCGAGCGCGACGAAATCCAGCCGCAGATCGCCGCCATGCAAATCCAGCCCAACTCAGTTTCACTCAGTCTTCCAACCGGCACGTTCGCGATTGACGGCTCGGCGGCCGCGATGATCTTGCGGACTCCGCCGATCGCGTCGGCGGTCGCCTTGGAGAGCCATTCGTCTTCCGAGAACTTGTCCATGTCACCTCGCCCAATCAGGCCGCGCTATCGGATTGGCGGGCGGTTTTGTTGACGACGCAGGCTTTTTCTGCGCCGCCTGGACCTGCTCAGGTTTTTTCCATTCATGCCGGTCTGGCGTGATTATTTCCTTGATCGTGTTCTTCGCCTCGTAGCCGTCCTGCGGAGGCTTCACGCCAAGGCGCACCATGAACCTCAAGCAGTCGAAATCCTGCCAGCCAGCGACCTGCCGGGCCTTTTGGGCGGCGTCGCTTTCATCGCCTGGCCCGATCGCCCGCGCGCTTTCCAGCGCCGCGCGCAAGGTCGCCGCCGAGATTACGGCCGCCTTGACGTGCCTTTCCTCCGTGCCCCCCACCGTGAAAAGCTGGAATATTTTACGCCCCGCAAACTCCCCGTCGATGACGGTGAATTCGCAATCAAGCATTTCGCACGTGCCGTCTCTCGACCGGCGCAACCATCCTCCATCGCCAGCGGCCCCCGGCTTGACGGTGAGCTCCACGTTGACGATGCTGTTAGCGGGGATAATCTCGAAGCTTTTTTGCGGCCCCGCGCTGTTGAAATCGAAGTTCGTCATGGTTGATTTTCCTTTCTCTTATTGTTTAACTTGTCGAGAAGTCTTCCGAGATTGGGCGGCTCGATTTGATCGAGCCGTCCGGACCTATCCTTGGCGGGGTAAGCCCATATATTCGGCGACGTGCACACAAAGCCGCGCGTTGGCGGCCTGCCGTCGGCGAAATCGAGAATTTGGTACGTGACTATTTCATCAATGATGCCCACCAACTCACGGCCGGCCTTTTCGCCGTCGAGTTGGATGCGGTGCTCGGTGCGCCCGAAGTCGTCTTTGACAGTTTCAAGGATCGCGACAAGGATCACATTCATTGCCGGCGCGTGCTGCATAATGTGTATCCAGTCCAACAGCTGCCGCGCGTGCAATCCGTAAACGGCCCGCGTGTCCTTTATGCCACTGCGCGAAACACACTCAGGCTGGACTTCCGCGTGCTTTAGTGACAGGCGCCCCACAGCCGTAAGGCTGTCGAAAAAGAGCGTCCTGTATTGAGCCAGGCCGCCGTTGGCTACCGTTGTTGCAAGGCTGGACGCCTCGGACCAACTTTCAATGCGTACGGCATCGACAGCACAATCGCGAATGGCCAGATCACCGGCCTCGCAATCCGCGAAAAGCAGGGCGTCAGCCCCGTTAAGCAAACTACGCAATTGGCTGGTCTTGCCGACGCCCGACGGTCCGACGATCAGGGCTTTCACGCCGCGCCGCTCGGCCAGTCTCTCATCCGCGCTAATGATCTGCATCGCGCACCCTCAGTGTTTGACCTGTGTCAGCAACAATTTCGCGGCTTCAGTCTGTTGTGAAGCGAGCGCCTTGACGCCGCCGGTAGCGAAGGCGGCAATGGCACGCAACAGATCTGTAAGACGGGCGGCGGCGCCGGCGTCAAAGCGCGCCACAGCCCCGCCGGTGAGGCGCGCAATCTCGGCATAGATCGCGGCAACGCCGTCGGCATTGCCTTCTAAAAACATGAATACGGGCACATCGCGGAGGGCTCGCGCGGCGGCGTAAAGATCGTTCGGAAACTCCTCGACGCTGTCGCCGATAAACACCAGGGCATCGACCTTTTCGCGCATATTTTCTTCGCGCGCGTGCCTCAGCACCTTCCTTATCTGTGTCGGCCCCGATCGGCAGGTGACCGATCGCATGAGGCGGGTAAGCTCATTCGGATCGGAAAGCCACCGCGACGACACGCATCGATCGAAATCGAGGTAATAAATGAGCCGCACGTCCAACCCGGTGACGGCCGCGAACATCTCGTTCGTCAATTTGGCCGCTAAATCCCAAGTTGGCTGACGCGAACCTGTCGCATCGAGGGCGAAGACCAGTCCTCCGCGTGTGTGGCCGACGCTCGTTAGAAATTTTTCTAACCGGGAATTAACGGCCAGCGGGGCTACTTTGGCACGGGTGTCGCTCATTGCTGATCCCCCAGCTTGCGTGCCCAGTCGGCATGGTCACATGCGGCCGCCAAAGCCGCCGTCAGCAGCGTGTGCGCGGAGATGCTCTTATGGACGCGCGGGGCGATCACATCCGCTATTTGCTGTGCGTCAGACGTGGTGCAGGACAGTTGGCGAAGCTCGCTATACAGCCTGCGGAAAGACTTGATTTTGGACGGCGCCATAGATTTTGCTCCTCTGTGATTTCGCAAAAAAAAGGGGCGCCTTCGAAAGGAGGCGCCCTTCCCATCCTTTTCTTACTCCGCTGCTACGAGATGCCCCCAGACTTGATCAAACGCGTCACAAACGCGCTGAAGGCCACACCGTCGAAGCGTGTCGAGGAGTACACGATCGGTGGGAGCGTGATGGAAGTACGAAAGCGTTGCCGCGCCAGCATGAATTGCCGCTTTCTGACCGGGCAACAATTTTAAACTGGTGCGGACGTACCCAGCGTTTTTTGCCCCAACCAGCCTGGCCAAATCTGTCGCCGAGAGGTCAGGGTAACGTACCGAAAGCTCGGCGGCGTACAGGGCTTTCGCCCAGGCGCTTTTATGGTGCGCCTTCCTGAAGATACCGCCGCCATTGATCGCCCGCCGTTGATTGGGCCGGGCATTTTTATTATACATGTTGGTTCCACCTCATAGTTGCCCGGTGCCCCTGCATTCCAAAACAAGAGGCACCGGGTGTCCTTGCCGCGCTTCGATAAGAATGCCCGCGTCGCGGCTTTCGTCAGGCATAATTCGGCCGTGGCGGCTCAAGCCGCTTGCAGGTCTCCAAAAATTTTCGTTTGTTTCGAGGATGCGTTAGCTAGCTGGCAGCGGCCTCCCTCGCAGCTTGCTCCCGCCGCGCTGCCCAGCGGTTTGCCGCCGAGTATGAAATTAGCCGTCTGGAGCCGCAAGTGAACGTGTCAGGCGCTAAGCCCAACCGCAACAATTTGTAAAATAGTGGAACGCTAATTTTGAACGCGAGGCAAAATTCGCCGACTGAAAACGCGCCGGGGTTGTCGGCAAAAACTTTACGCGAAATGGTAGGCATTGGTTAGCGGCTCCCTGTGCCATTGTATAAAGGCAGAAAAAGAGCCGCGCGTCCCATCCAAAGCAGTCTATAGACTACTTTAGACTTTTGGGTTCTTTGAGTTCGAAAAGTTTCTTGCGAACAATGAAGACTGCGGCGCGTGAGATTTCGAGGCCATGCGCCTCTTTTACCTTTGTCCGCAAGCCATCTACCCCACCAGCTTTTTCAAGAATTTTCGCCCAGGAACATCCTGGGTAATTTTCTTTGATGTAGGAAATCAATTTCTTCTGCTTGTATCCGGCGCCGCGGTCTTCGTGGGGCTGCTTAGTTTCGGCCGGCCCCAAGACATAGAGCAGCCAACCTTCGATGCAGTTGCG